ATGCAAGAGCATAAAAAAATATCGCATCTTACACACAGAAATTCAGTTCAAAAAACAATTAGGATGCAACTGAATCCTGTAGGTAAAACAATGGATTATTTTCAAGCAAAGCAAATTCTTGAGAATGATGAAAAGCTTAAAGAGGACTATCAGAAAATCAAGGAAATAGCAGACAGGTTTTACAGAAATTTAAATGAGGATGTACTTTCAAAAACCGGGTTAGATAAATTAAAAGATTATGCTGAAATTTACTATCACTGTAATACGGATGCAGACCGAAAAAGACTTGATGAATGTGCATCGGAATTAAGGAAAGAAATCGTCAAAAATTTTAAGAATAGAGATGAGTATAACAAACTATTCAATAAAAAGATGATTGAGATAGTTCTTCCCCAGCATCTTAAAAATGAGGACGAAAAGGAAGTTGTAGCCTCATTTAAAAATTTCACAACATACTTTACAGGTTTCTTCACTAACAGAAAAAATATGTATTCGGACGGAGAAGAATCCACGGCAATCGCATATAGATGCATTAACGAAAATTTGCCTAAGCATCTTGACAATGTCAAGGCCTTTGAAAAAGCAATTTCTAAGCTATCCAAAAACGCAGTTGATGATTTAGATACCACTTATTCCGGCTTATGCGGTACAAATTTGTATGATGTTTTTACAGTTGATTATTTTAACTTTTTGCTTCCACAATCCGGAATTACCGAATATAATAAAATCATCGGCGGTTACACAACAAGCGACGGTACAAAAGTTAAGGGTATTAACGAATATATAAATTTGTACAATCAACAAGTATCCAAACGGTATAAAATTCCTAATCTTAAAATTTTGTATAAACAAATTTTAAGTGAGAGTGAAAAGGTATCATTCATACCGCCAAAGTTTGAAGATGACAACGAACTTTTATCGGCTGTTTCAGAGTTTTACGCAAACGACGAAACCTTTGACGGGATGCCATTAAAAAAAGCAATTGATGAAACAAAGCTATTATTCGGCAATTTAGATAATTCCTCTCTTAATGGAATTTACATTCAAAATGACCGATCCGTGACAAATCTGTCAAACAGTATGTTCGGTTCTTGGTCAGTAATAGAAGATTTATGGAACAAAAATTATGACTCCGTTAATTCAAACAGCAGAATCAAAGATATTCAAAAGCGTGAAGACAAAAGAAAAAAAGCATACAAAGCAGAAAAGAAACTTTCACTTTCATTTTTACAGGTTTTGATTTCCAATTCCGAAAATGATGAAATCAGAGAAAAGTCTATCGTAGATTACTACAAGACTTCTTTAATGCAACTTACCGACAATTTATCAGACAAATACAAAGAAGCAGCACCTCTGTTCAACGAAAGTTACGCTAATGAAAAAGGTTTGAAAAATGACGATAAATCTATTTCATTAATTAAAAATTTTCTTGATGCCATAAAAGAAATTGAAAAATTCATCAAGCCTTTGTCCGAAACTAATATTACAGGTGAGAAAAATGATTTGTTTTACAGTCAGTTCACACCATTACTTGATAATATCAGCAGAATAGACATATTATATGATAAGGTCAGAAACTATGTTACACAAAAACCGTTTTCAACCGATAAAATCAAGCTTAACTTTGGCAATTACCAGCTATTAAACGGCTGGGATAAAGACAAAGAAAGAGAGTACGGAGCCGTTTTGCTTTGTAGGGATGAAAAGTATTATCTTGCAATCATAGATAAAAGCAATAATCGTATTTTGGAAAATATTGATTTTCAAGACTGCGATGAAAGCGATTGTTACGAAAAGATAATTTACAAGCTTCTCCCCACTCCAAATAAAATGCTTCCAAAAGTTTTCTTTGCAAAAAAACACAAAAAACTTTTGTCACCGTCAGACGAAATACTTAAAATTTATAAAAACGGCACTTTCAAAAAAGGTGATAAGTTCAGCCTTGATGATTGCCATAAGTTAATTGATTTCTACAAAGAATCATTCAAAAAGTACCCAAAATGGTTAATTTATAACTTTAAATTCAAAAAAACAAACGAATATAACGATATCCGCGAATTTTATAATGATGTTGCTTTACAGGGATATAATATTTCAAAAATGAAAATCCCGACATCATTTATTGACAAACTTGTAGATGAAGGAAAAATCTATCTTTTCCAACTCTACAACAAAGACTTTTCACCGCATAGCAAGGGTACTCCTAATCTGCATACACTTTATTTTAAAATGTTGTTTGATGAAAGAAATCTTGAAGATGTGGTGTATAGGCTTAACGGTGAGGCAGAAATGTTTTATCGTCCTGCAAGTATAAAATATGACAAACCAACTCATCCCAAAAACACACCGATAAAAAATAAAAATACACTCAATGATAAAAAAGCAAGCACTTTTCCTTATGACTTAATTAAAGATAAACGCTACACTAAATGGCAGTTTTCACTTCACTTCCCTATTACCATGAATTTTAAAGATCCGGATAAGGCAATGATCAATGATGATGTCAGAAATCTGCTGAAATCCTGCAACAACAATTTCATCATAGGAATTGACAGAGGCGAAAGGAACTTGCTTTATGTCAGCGTAATTGACAGCAACGGTGCTATAATATATCAGCACTCACTCAATATTATCGGAAACAAGTTTAAAGGAAAAACATACGAAACTAACTACCGGGAAAAACTTGCAACAAGAGAAAAAGATCGTACGGAACAGCGCCGTAACTGGAAAGCAATTGAGAGTATAAAAGAACTCAAAGAGGGCTATATCAGTCAGGCTGTGCATGTTATATGTCAGCTTGTTGTCAAGTACGATGCAATCATCGTTATGGAAAAGCTGACTGACGGATTCAAACGAGGCAGAACAAAGTTTGAAAAACAGGTATATCAGAAATTTGAAAAAATGCTGATTGACAAACTGAATTACTATGTTGACAAAAAGCTTGATCCCGACGAAGAAGGCGGTTTACTTCATGCCTACCAGCTTACGAACAAGCTTAAGAGCTTTGATAAGCTTGGTACGCAAAGCGGTTTTATTTTCTATGTTCGTCCTGATTTTACAAGCAAAATTGATCCCGTTACCGGCTTTGTAAATTTGTTGTATCCTCGATACGAAAAAATTGACAAAGCCAAAGATATGATTTCAAGATTTGACGATATAAGATACAATGCCGGCGAGGACTTTTTTGAATTTGACATTGATTACGATAAGTTTCCAAAGACTGCGTCTGACTATCGCAAGAAGTGGACAATCTGTACTAACGGCGAAAGGATTGAAGCTTTCAGAAATCCCGCAAAGAATAACGAATGGAGTTACCGTACAATAATTCTTGCAGAAAAATTCAAAGAATTATTTGATAACAATTCTATAAATTATCGTGATTCTGACGATTTGAAAGCTGAAATTCTTTCACAGACAAAGGGCAAATTTTTTGAGGATTTCTTCAAATTATTAAGACTTACCCTACAGATGCGAAACAGTAACCCTGAAACAGGCGAGGACCGTATTCTTTCTCCCGTCAAGGACAAAAACGGCAATTTTTACGACAGTTCAAAATATGATGAAAAGAGCAAGCTTCCGTGTGATGCCGATGCAAACGGTGCGTACAACATTGCCCGCAAAGGTTTGTGGATTGTTGAACAATTCCAAAAAGCCGATAATGTTTCAGCTGTCGAACCGGTAATCCACAATGACAAATGGCTGAAATTTGTTCAGGAGAATGATATGGCGAATAATTAAATTCCGACTCTTTAACACGGTACTGTCGTTAAATATTACTCCGACAGTACCGTTGTCAAGGCTTGATATTTGACACAGATAATAAAAGAGTATATAATCAAACTGAGGATACATAGAAAAAGTTTGGTTTTGCCAAGAATGAAGATTCCCCTTTGCTGATAGTCGGCTAACTTCTGCAAACCCAAGTCTTAATATTTATTTTTGTCCATATGGGGTTATTGAACAATGAAAAAGTTATTACAATCTCACATATGTTATTTAAGTTATTTTGAAATTTATGTAACATCATACAACGTAAGGGTTTAATAACCCTATATAATTTCTACTATTGTAGATCCATGTTAATATCGTCTTAGAATGAGTGTTTAATAACCCTATATAATTTCTACTATTGTAGGTTCGGTAATGGTTGAATAAGGTGTAAGCGGTTTAATAACCCTATATAATTTCTACTATTGTAGATGGAGCTTCTAACCACTCTCTTAAAGAGAGTTTAATAACCCTATATAATTTCTACTATTGTAGATCATACCAACGCACTTTTCCTGAAAGCGAGGTTTAATAGCCCTATATAATTTCTACTATTGTAGATGAGCAATAATATTGTACCACACCCCTGGTTTAATAACCATATATAATTTCTACTATTGTAGATAAAGATATGATCTTGCTTGGCTTTTTGAGTTTAATAACCCTATATAATTTCTACTATTGTAGATAGAGGCTAATATTTGTATGAAAAAACACGTTTAATAACCCTATATAATTTCTACTATTGTAGATAAGATGATGAAAACATAGATAGCTACGTTTAATAACCCTATATAATTTCTACTATTGTAGATGACATATCTAAATCAGAAGCATTCTTAGTTTAATAACCCTATATAATTTCTACTATTGTAGATCAAAACAGTGGGCAAAAGCAACGGCAGGTTTAATAACCCTATATAATTTCTACTTTTTTGATTAGATAAAAAGGTTACTTGCACCGATTAACAACAAATTCATTTTGCTACAAAAATACAAGCCACACACAAACAAAAGCAGAGAGTCCGAAAGCTCTCTGCTTTTTATCGTTTTTTAACATTGTACCGAACCGTAACAACAAAGTTACCTACATAGCTATGAGAATTATCATAAACAGAAAAAGTCACGACTGCATATGCAATCGTGACCGAGTTGGTGGAGATGAGGGGAATCGAACCCACTATTTTAATCTTATTATGCCGATAAATACTGACTTTTATTTTCGATGTGTTGGATTTCGTGTTGGATTTGGATTAAGCACACAAACTTCTGAAAGTGTTGCCGCCTGCGATACCGTCATCATTCAAACAGTGAGTCCGCTGATATGATTTAACTGCCGAATTTGTGCCAACACCGTAAATACCGTCAAAGCCGTTTGTGTCATACCCTTTACAGATGAGCAAGCCCTGCAAAACTTTGGTAAGATTACCTCTACAACCGTATGAGAGTACAACAATTGCATTATGAGTGCCCACACCGTAAATTCCGTCAACAATAAGGTTCATTCCAAACTGACGGTTAAGTTCTTCCTGCAACTTCATAACCAAATGTTTTTTCGTGTCAGGGCCATAGATACCGTCAACCGTTGTGCCTACCCAAGCCTGCACAGCTTTAATTCCGGAGTATTTCGGCGTTGTAATCGTTGTTGCTGAACTGCCCTTATAGTCAGCATTAAATATAATGTCGGTATCAACATTTCCGTTAATGCCGTTGACTTTTCCGCTGTCGGAGTTCTGCCAGATGTCGCAAGTACGACACGGAGAGTCTGTTCTCCATTGTGCGAGCCAAATTGCATATTGCTTTTTAAGTTTCTCGTAATTGAGATAACTTGCAAACCAGCTTGCACTTGCATAAACGCCGGCTGAATAACCGTGAACTTTAACACACTCACAAAATGCTACAGCCATTGCGGTTAAGGTGTCTTTGCCGAGTTTGGTCTGAGAGCCAAGCTCAAGGTCATAAAACACGGGTAAATCAAGTTTTCTGCCATTTAAGCAATAAAGGCAAGCACCTGCTTCCTTTTTCGCCTCGGCAACGCTGTACGCATACGAAAACCAATACACACCGACTTTCAGTCCTGCGGCTTTTGCTCTCTTATAATGTTCTTCAAACTGTGCGTCCTTTTGGTAAGTTTCACGGCCAAAGCCGGCACGAATAATAACCGTGTCTATACCGTCAGCCTTGACTTTGTTGTAATCAACATTCGTCTGACAGAAACTTACATCAACAGCAGTTACTCTGTTCATTTTTGTTCTCCTTTTCAAGACTTATTTTTTCGATTGTTGCTCTTAATTCAAGGGCATTAAGATATCCTTTCATATGCACAAACTGTTCGTAGAGTAATTCATACGAACAGTTTGGCTTGAACGGAAGTTTTCCTGCTTTGTATGATTCAAGCATTCTCTGTAAACCGGTTATTCTTATAAGCAACTGTTCATATTCTGCTTTAAACCTTTCCTTGAAATCCGTACTCTTCATAAGTAACGCCGTATCGTTCAGAAGGTTCTTTCCCTTTTCAAGAAATGTGTTTTCAAAATCTTCTTTGGGCGACCACGACTCGTGACCGTCAGCGTGCTTAACATGATAACCTTCATCATCCGGATTTTCGTCCGTAGGTATCTGCCAGCCTCTGTATGTATTATAATCGCCTCTTGTCATCGGCTCGGCTTCAATTTTTTTAACTCCGATATAAGTTTTCATTACTGTTTCTCTCTTTCGTAAAGCTGTTTTGCAAGGACATATCCTTCAAGTTCCCACAATTTGTTTTCAATTCTTTGCATGCAGATTTCTGTACCGATTTTTTCATCATAGTTTTCCTTGTCAACTGCTCCGCTTGATTCAGTTATGACAAAGCCGTTTGGCAGTTTACAGTTTACGATTGTTACCTTGTCGTAAGCTGTTTCGACCTTAATTTCTGATTTTTCAAGTAATTCGTCAATCTGTCGTTTTGTAACGGTATTTTTCATGATTATTACTCGCTTTCTGATACTTCGGGCAGTCCTGCCACCGATGTCAGCACAGACAATACACCTGCCAAAAGGCTTGCAGAGCATACTGCAACCCAGTTTACATCTGTCATAACGGCAGATACACCGATTGTTGCAATAGCCGTCTGTGCGACTGTTTTAATTGCTCTGACGGCTGTCGCCTTAGCCCACTGTTTTGTAAAGATTTTTTTCATTGTTATCATCCTTTCGTTGTTCTTTTCAATGTCCTCAATCCGATGATTGGCAACCTTAATTTCTTCGTCCACAACCGCGTTGTGCTGTTCAATGCGATAATTCGACCTCGCTTTCTATCGGCTCGTCAATGGTTGGATTATCACCCCAAACTGCCATGACAGCGTTATAGTATTCGTCAGAGAGAACCTTTCTCAACTGTTCTCTGCCGGATTCGTCGTTCATGTATGCGTTGCGGATGTTTACGCCGACCTGCATTTCTTCACCGTTAAAGGTCAAAAACTGCTGTCTGAGTACCGATACGCTGTCCTTTGTGAGCATATCAAGTGTGATTTTTTCTTTAAGTTCCATTTTTAAATTCTCCTTGTTATATCCTGTAAATCAGCGAAAAGTTAATCTGTTCGCCGTCCGTAAAAGTACATTGTGTTTCTTAAAACTTCCCACGGGATTATGCAAGTGTTGTTCTTGTCAATCAACATTGAGTAAGCATTATTGTCATTGTCAGCTTTAAAAATTGCTGTAATAGTCGCCGTCCAGTCATCCGAACGCAAGTCAAAACGTGCTTGAACATAGTTTTGGCTTTGGCTTGTTACAAGGGTACGTTTAACAATACGAATAAAACTATGTGAGAGTGCAAAATCAATTGTAATCATTTATTGTCACCTTTATCAATAGGGTTCGTTTGTAAGTTCATGACCTTCTCATGCATATCGTCCATTGTGCCGTTTTGCCCAAGATGATGATATGACTGATAGCACTTATCATATGCATCTTTTGCATAAATTTCAATCCAGCCTCTTTCGATATATTTTTCGCCCGACCGGATAAGCTCCGCCCTAAGCAATGACTGTGTGCCTTTGCCAATAGCCTTAATTTTGCTCCACTGCGTTTTTACTATCGCAACAATTGCTGCAAGTATTATACCGAATAGAGCTTGTAGCCAATATTGTATAATCCAATCTATCACGCGTTTGCACCTTCCAATGTTTTTATTTTCTCTTCAAGAATTTTCAATCTTGCTTCCACCTGTCCTTTTAAAACCTTTTGGCGATTTTTAAAGTTGACCTTGCACGAGAGGCTTGCCGTTTTGTTTGCATTGAGCTTAATGCGGACAAACGATGCCGTACCGCTGACATTACCTACAATGGTTGATTTTACTGTTTTGTTTAGCGCAAATTCAGTTAATCCGGCAATTGTAGCCTTCTTGGCATTGGCAAGCGTTAAAGTAACATCTGCTGTTGTCTTGCTTATATCAGAAACAACAAAGTCAAATACATTTCCGTCAAGAGTAATGCTTGAAATTGGAATATAGACATATGATGCAGAAGCGTATGCCGTTGAACAAGCTACATTCATTGTACCGTCAGCGACTGACACACTTAAATTAGTATTGGTTACACTTGTATAGGTTCCGTCGGCAATATCTGCACTGTTCGGTGAATCTTCAAGCACATCTGTCACCTTTGCTGTCTCACCGCCAAAGTCTGCATTGTTAAGGTTATAAAACTTAAAGATTTCATTGTAATCATCGGTAAGATTTGTGTCATATACCAATCGCTTAGGATTAACATATGATGACAGTGTGCCGAGATTAATTGTAGTTCCTGCCGTGTTGCTAAGAGCATAATACTCATTGTTGGCGTTCAGCACTTCTGCTTCTGTTGTTCCGTACTGATACATAATATCCGAAAGTACAAGCCGATTGACATCTGTCATCATAGTAGAATTGAGCTTGATTGCCGATGTGTCTCTGTAGTGACCAATTTTAAGGTTATCAACAACAATGTTTCCGTACTTGTACTTGATGTTATTGTCATATCCCGAAATAATCGGAGAGAATACACCGTCAACGAAGCAGTTGTTAATGCTGATATTGCACGGCTCATTACTGTACGGTTCGTCTCTTGACGACAACCTCTGATTAAGCACAATACCGTTGCCCTTGTAATTGCCGTACTTTGAGCTTTCGTCTTTTCCTGCCCCGTAGAGCTTACAATTGTCAATGTAGTTAGTGCCGTTGTCCCAGTCGAGAGTCAGACAGCTTGCATATCTGTTCTTGATAATTGAATCCCTCAATGTCAACTTACCGTACTGCGCCTCAATTGCCGAGCCCCAGCTGTCAACATCAATATAGCAGTCTGAGATATTGACATGCCTTGTTGAAACCTTAATTCCTCTTTTGGCACATCCCTTTATTTCGCACCTTGAAATATTAATATAGCCGTCACCGCTGAAATCATCGGTCGGCCTTTCGATCAAGTAGATACCGTCACCGTCCGGCTTAACATCTCCGGAATTATATCCGTCAATATCATTAATTCGCACATTAACAATGTTACCGTGTTGACTGTACCCGTTTCCTGCGCTTGTCACGCCAATGCCAAATGAATGAATGTATCCGTCTGGGCCGACAGTTCCGGCTTTAATGCCTGATATTTTGGCATTTCTGACATTAAAGTGTGAGCAGTTTCTCAAAAAATTAATACCTGCCGCTGTTGCCGATAAAGCATTGCCTGCATTAGATATATTAACATTGTCTATGTTTGCATTTGGGCAATTAATCAAAGTAATAATCTGTGACACTTTATTTTTGCCGTCAAAGTTACCGTCAATAACGGTCAGATTCTTACAACCGGTAAATTTGAAAAATGTACTTTGTACACTTGTGCCTGCTGAGTCTGTGTTGTCAGTAGCTTTATTGCAATAAATAAATTCAGCATTATCACATATAATTGTCAGATTTTCAACATTTTCGAGGGCTAACCCGTTGCATTTATATGTTCCCTTCGGAAAATATAAAGTTCTGTTGTCAAGCGGATAAAATACAAGCATACCAAGAGTAGTGTCAGCGCCTGTGTTATCTACTCCTAACGATCTGACGTTGAGCCAAGTCAAATTACTTGCATCAACATTCGGATATGTGTTCATGAATTGATTCAGCGTATCTTTCAGTCTTGATGCCATACTGTTTACAGCCACTATAATTTTCTCGAAAAGGCTTATGCCAGTTGAAGCACTCGGCAACATACCTTTCTGCCTGTTAATTCCGACAAGGTTGGTATTGAGTGTTACTGTATTGCCATTGCTATCTGCATAACTTCCGGTCAGGCTGAAATAGACTTTATCCCCCTCAAGCTCTGACGGTATGTCAAACACTGCGGTTTTGTCATCAGTTGTAAGACTCACTGTACTTTTAACGATATTATCTTTTTCGCTCATAAAATTTGCCGTAACAAGAGCGCAGTTGTCCCAGTCGGATTCCATAAAGTAGCATTTGATTTTAGTGTATTTCTTTTCACCGAGAACCGGATTAAATCCGTCTCTGCGTTTCAGGGTATTTTTATATACTTCAAATTTCAGCGTATTCATAATGCCGCCCCCTATCGTTAATTACATTATATAGTTTTCTGCGAACTCAAAAAAGTTAAAACCCACAAAAAAGGACAGCGTTTCCGCTGCCCTCAATTTGTTTATTTACTTTTTTGCTTTTTGATTTTATCCTGACATTTTCTGAGAGCTGATTTAAACTTGCTTTCAGAGCCGTAGATATTCAGTAACTGTCTGTACAATGTGTGCGTTGTATCTGCATCATTGCTTTTGCTTGCCTCAATATACTTTTTAAATATAGGATCAGTTCGGCTTGCACTCTGCATCAGCTTTTTCATTTGATTCTTTGTCTTACCTTTATGCTCCATAAGGTATTTTTCAACCTTTTCATAGCTTTCAGTATCGCCGTTCTTCAAAAAGTCAAATGCATCCGAATACTTGTACAATTCGGGTTTGCTGTCACTCTCTTCTTCATTGTCGTACTTATCAAGTCCTTCTGCATTTTTTTGTTCATCTTCAAGGTCACTGACAATCGAATTAATGGCTTTTACAACGGTTGTTTTGTCAAAGCCTAAGTCAGAATACTTTTCAACCGTATTTTCATATGCCGTCAAATCGCCGTTAAAGAACGCATTTCCTGCGGCAATGATTTCCGTATCATCTTCAAGCTCTGTTTTCAGTTTGCTGTTAATATAGCTTTTATCAACCTGCTTGCCTGTGGAAGTCTTTCCTTTCAGCCATTCTGAATAAAGTTTTGCAAATTTCTTTTTGTCGCCGTCAATAAGAGCCTCATAGCAGTAATTAGCATACATCTGCATAGACACTTCACCGTAGTCATTAACAGTCGGTGTACCGCCGTATTTTGTGAAGTTTTCAATGTGATTGCATGCTCCCTGAAACAAGTTCATCAAATTCTTTGTTGGAAGTCCTGTCAGCATTCCGAGTGTTCCCACAAGTGAAGAAATATTTTTTCTCAGCTTTTCGGGTGTATCGGAACGGGCAATGTTTATGATTCCCGTTATAAAGTCATTAATCGTGTCAACACCCGGAAGAGATAATCCGTAAAATTCTTCGTTTTTATCAATGAGTGCTAATACGGTATTGTACACCGTGTCACCGAAAAGGAACATGCCCGTTAATTCAGAACCGAAATCCTTCAACAGCCTTGAACCGACAGACCACGGAGTAATATTGCCGTCCTCGTCACGGTATCTGTCCCACTTGCCGAACAATGCGGCTATCAACGGCATCAAAATTCCGCAGGTCATAGCTGTACTGACAATAATTGCGGAGTAGGTCCTTGCAAGCTGTTTCTTTGCAATCTTAACTTCCGTTCTCGCCTGCTTCTTTTCAAATTCACTTACAGCCTGTTTGTAATCTTTAAGCCTTGCGTTGTATTCACCGCTTGCGTCCATTGCGGCATTTACCATACAGAAAACCTGACTTTTGCAAATTGTAAATATTCTGTTCACGGGATTTTTACTTCTCAAAATCTGTCCTTGTTGCATTACCGAACTGTTAGGCATCATATTGTTAATAATGTCCTCAAGCGTTTTTGCAACATTCGGCATAAATTCCTTACTGTCGGGAGATATTCCCATATTGCCCTTTACATGCTCATAGGCAATCCAGTAGTTCATTTCTACCATAAGCACATCATTTTTTTCGATCCAGTTTAAACGGTCAAGAGTATGTCCTACCCAACCCGAACTGTCAATCAAGCCTTTGTATCTGCTGATTTCTGCCATTTCACGGCTGTTGTTGCCCTGTTTTCTGTATTCAAGTATAGGAGTATATTTAGCAATTTCATCATACGGAATACTTTGCTTGTAGCTGTCGGGTAACGCTCTGTTTAAAAACGGAGTATGCTTTCCCGGACGAATGTGTTTAAGTCCTGCAAGGGTTGCTTTCCAGCCTACCCTTGCCGCTGCCAATGGATAAGAAGATAACTGTTTGATAGCCGAAGAGATATTTGCTGTCAGTACCGCTCTTATATATTTTCCTGTCAGCATATCAATTCTGCCCGGATCAGCCTGTTTTGTCGAGCCCTGCAAATCGCCCATGAGTTTACTTATGTATTCTTCGCTTTCGTTGCCCCATTGCTGTTTCATTATTTCCTTCATACTCGGGAAATATTCCGTTGTCGATGTGCTTTCCTTCTTTTTCTTTTGCTTTTCTTCCCTTTCAATGAAATCAAGAACCTCGTCAATGCTGAGCGTTGAGTGCGCCTCTTTTTCAACGCTGTACTTGACATCACCTTGATTCTGTGATTTAATATTGTCAGAGAATCCATACTTGGAACTAGGCAGAGGCAATTGGAGCCCATTACCCGTTAGCCAAGTATGGGTTCTCTTTTCATTTGGTTCAACATACAATATATTACTTTTATCAATCATATGTTGCAAATTACTGTCTTTGCCGTAGGCACTTGCTATTTTTATAATATCAAGGCTTTTTCCACCCTCTCCTATAGGATTTAACTCTAAAGCTACCAACACGGGATTATTTTTTGCATCGTAAACATCACCAAATAATACTAATCTACCTTTAACTGTATATGACTCCATAACAATAATAGGCGATTCCAAAACATTAGGCACTTGTTTAAGAATATCATCTGTCATTTCAGGGTGTTTGTTTTTGATTTTAAGTATTTTGGAAGTATCCCACCAAATATTTTTATCGTCAACACCCAATCTTTGAAGAACCTCTGATGTTGTTCCTACTCTGAACGAAAATCGTCCGCCCTTTTTATCCCATTCATCGTACTTATCGGTAAAGTGTTCGTCAATGCTCAGCTTGGATTTTTCTTCTTCATCCGCATGGGTGTTATTTTTTTGTCTGATATTTTCGGCAGAATTAAGGTTTTCTTCCTGAACAGCTTTAACAAGGCTGTCATTTTTGTGGTCGTAGCGTGGCATATTGAACACACGGTTAAATGTTTCAATCGGCATCGTAAGACCGCACCAGCTTGACACGCTTTTAATCTGAGAGGTAAGCTTTGCCGTTGCACCTTTAAGTTTCAGCCTGTTGTACTTGAAATTTTCTCTTTCATGAAGGAATGCTCGGCTGTTGATACTTCTGTTAATCAGCACATCGGCAAATGTTCCGTAAACCGTATCTTCGTCAATCGTGATAGGACAATAGTTTTTTACCTTTGCAATTTCATATCCGTATTTTTCGTTTGACACCTTGTTGACGGCATTCTGCATATCTTCATTGTACATCTCACGGCAAATTTCATAAACAGTTTTTGCAATCTCATTGTTCATGACATAATCCCTGATTCGTGAAATATCCGACTCTGTGGGAAGAATATAACAACCGCTGTCCTTTGAATACATAAGCTGTTGGTTTTTCCGTTTTATGTACTTGATATTCGGCACTTGATAACCGCTGTACATCATATGTGCCCTGCCGTATTCATCCTCATATTCAAGGAGCATTTCAACAAGCATATCGGCAGTAAGTCCAACTTTAACCTGTTCGCCTGTTTTCTTGTCAACAAGTTCCTCTTTGGTGTTAGGGTCTATGCCGTCAAATTCCATTGCCTGCTCTCTGACATAATCCTTTTTGGCTTTATATGAGAAACGGGACATTTGTTCTTCATACTTATTCGTCCAGTCAATGCTTAATTGTTCTGCGTCCGACTGTCCCTGATTCAGCATTTCCATCATTTGAACAATCACGCTGTCATTGTGATAACCCGAAATCATTCGTGCAAAGCGAATCGGATCAGACATATATTTGCGGTATGCCAAAAGCGTCCTTTTGGCGGTGCTTGCCTGTGTATTAGAACCTTTCTTGTGTGTGCCTGTAACTTTTTTGAGTTCCTCAGCACCTTTTCGTGATACAAGATAAGCGTCATACTCCTTGCCGTTAATGACAATCTTATTTGCAGCGTCAAGCAGTTTCTTTACTTCACTGAAAGCTGTGCTTATTCTTTTCAGCTCACTAAGCGAAAAGTCCTTTAACGAGGTTTTTCCTTTTTTCTCGGCTTTCTCAAAAATATTTCTTACATCTTCAAGAAGCCCTGTAAAATGCTGTTTGATATTGCCTTTGTTATCAAACACATTATATCCCAGCAAAGCGTTTCTCATTGCCGGCGGTAAAGTAATTTTTCCGTCAGTATTTGCAATTTCGCTGTTTAAAGCCGAAATAAGTTTCTCGGTTTCTGCTGACAATGTTACTTTGTTTACTCTTTCACCTTCTTGATTGACGGTTTTGTTATATCCCGTCTTTTCCGTAATGTCGTTTACACCTTTGGAAAATCCCGAATAATTGCCTGTCAATTCGGAGAGAAGTCTGTACAAAGGTTTCACAACCGAAATAGGAACATTATTGCTCGGCTTAGGCTTTAAGTGTCTGTTAATAAGCCTTTCAAGCGTTGTACTGATTTTCTGACGATACTTCGTTTTATCACGCTCAGCACGGTATTCTTCTGCAACCGTCTTTTTTGTTGCACGAAGAGTAATTCTGTATTCCTTTGCATCGCTTTTGATTTTATTCCTCAGCTTAATATCATTTTTGATATACTGCTCGGTTTTCTTATTGTTCTTTCTTACCAAAGATTTAATCTGCTTTTCGGCATTTTTCTTCTGCTCCGAAATCTGTTCTGCATATCTTGCGTTCTTTTCTTTTAAGAGCAGTTCGTGTTCCTCGTTAGCCTGATTATATATTTCAGTAATACTGTGCAATAATTCTTTATTGGCATTATTGTCAGAAACAACTTCTTTCGCCTGTTGTTTCAAATATTCCGTAGCAACATCAAAAGCCATTTCAATTGCCATTTCGTCAATTGACTGTACACTCTTTCCGTCAATTGAAACAAAATGTTCTGCAAGGTCATAGTTAATAAACCTTTCAAGTGTTTTATATCCCTCTTCACTTCTCCAGTTAAAGGTTTCATCAATCCCTGCAATATCTCCGATAATCTCTGAAATTGAATTTCCGACATCTTCAATACTGCCCTCGTTTACACTTTCGATGAGAGCATATTCCTTTGCTGTTCTGATGTTGATTTTACCCATAAGTGCTTTACGGAAGTTTGTAATACTGCCGTAGGCGCTTTTAATAAAATCAATGTCACCTTTCGGAATAACAAGAGTAACCTCTTTCAGACTGTCGCTTAAATCCTTTGCCCACTCAGAATGCTTTTTGTCAATCAAGGAAGATTTTTTCAGATATTCTTTGCATTCTTCCGCAAGGCTCTCAATTGCATCGTTAAAACTCTGCGTATCATTTTTGACGGAATTTTCAAAGTCATTTACAACTGACTTAAACGCTTCAATTCTTGATTTGTTCTTACCGTTAAGATTTACTCCGTATTCCTGCAAAACATTACACACGAGACGGTGCATGCCTGATTGACCGATTCGTATATTCTTGCCCACATTCATTCCGTGTTTGGCGGTTTTGCCGGCATAATGATATAAAATGCTGATCCGCCTGTCGGGGTTTTTTTCGTCCTTTATAGCGTCAAAAACACTTTTGCCGTCATCGTTCACAAGCCAATCATCATATTCATCGTCGATCGAAAAATTCAGCGTATCGTGTATTGCACCGGCTTTTTCATCTGTATCTTCATCAAGAGAAAATTTTTCGTTGACATTATTGCTGTTCTGAGATATTATATTGGTGGCAGACGCATTTAATCTACTGTCCTCAGAATTTGTTTTTTGTTGGGCGGTACTTGCGTCTGCCTTTTTTATTGTGAATGAAGTTGATTTTAGGTTAATAAGATCGTACAACAACATATTGTTTCCGCCGGTATAACCTATTATAACCTCAGCACGATATTGATTATTTCCAATTTCCATAAGTACATTACCTCTGGCAAATTGTTTGATATTATCCTTTCTTGGATGATTTAAAGCTTCGTTAATATAGTTTGTTGAGGAAATAATAATTTCATCAAGATTATTAGCGGCTTTTAGTTTATTCTTATACACGGTAGAATTTGTACTGCGGATTCTTTGAGTATAACTCGAATTTGTGTATTCATTGCCAGTATCCTTATTTACTTTAATTAAACGACCTTTTATTGGAATACCATTTTTAAATTTATTTGAAATTGTTTTTTTGACAGTCGTTATCCAGTCCTTTTTAGGCACTCCCTTTAAAATATTGTCGGTAATAACAACAACCGGTTTATTATCGTCAGTATATTCAACGCTGAATTTCTCAACATCAATCTTCTCACCATTCTGAACCTCTGTTTGCTCGGTGATGTTTTCTTTTGCAGTATCAGCCGCCTCTGAAAATCTTTGAGCGAGGTTTTCAAGAGCTTCAAGGTCTTTTGCAAAGACTTTTGCTCCGTAGTTTGTGCTCTTGCCGATGAGCCAATTCTTTACTTTTGCAATCAAAGACTTAATTGCCGCTGCAATTTTAGCCTTGTTCTGCTTGGTGCTGAGGGCAATATTGAGAGCCTTTTCATCCGAGGCAATGCTCATAAGTGTGTCGCACACGATTTCTTCAAGGGCGGCATCTCTTGTGTTTTCGTGTTCATCGGCCTGCAGTCGGTTGCCGTACCTCTCAATAGTGCGGTCAATCATCTTGTTAAGGTCAACACCTTTGCGTACAAGGTAGTCAGCTACAAAGTCACTCAATGTTTGCCATTCGGTCGGGTTGGTTTTCTTAATCATATGTCCGGCTTCATGTAAAGCTGTGGCAAGGATTTTCTGACTGCTGATTTCCGAACTAAGGATAATGTTACCGTCTCTTGCAACACCGTTCACTCCGTCAGCAAGGCGGTCCGAAATAATAATGTTTCTGCCCGTCTTTGTCGCAAGGTTGCCGAGTGTATTAATAAGCTCCTGCGGAATGTGTGATACATCAGTTCCGCTGTCTGCATACACGCCCACACCGCTTGTGTCTGCTCTGCCGTTGCGGTTGATAAGTTCTGTCAGGCGGTTTGCGTGGTGTTGAGTGTTAATGTCAACATCTCTTCTGCCGGTGCTCAATGCCTGACTTACAATCTGTTCACCGAGAATGTTTTTAAGAATTTTATATTCAGAAGTTTCTCTGAGTGAATCAAGTTTAACACCCTCTCGACCAAAACTGTATGCGGCTGAATATGCTCTATTATATTTATAAAGCATTTCGTCATCAGTCATTCTCTGAGCCTGCGGACTTTCTCTCCATTCTTCAAAGTTTGAAATATAGTTCCTTGCACCGTATGTATCAAATTCGTTTGCACTGTGAACAATCGTATCAAACTGACTGTCAGAGAATGTTATGCTGTCCGCATTAACCTGTTTACCGTCATTTGTGTTGAACACAAGTGTATTTTCTTCATCACTGCGATTGATTTTTGCTGAGCTTTCAAGGCTCTTTAGTGCAACCTTGACAACCTTACCCGTTGAAGTATCTGTTGCGATAATGCCGTTTGGATGCTTCTTGCCAAAAGCATATACGCCGTACATTTTGCCGATATCCTCTGTATCGGCTTTTTTTGTTGCATTGATTACAGTGCTTGCCTGTTCTGCGTTCTGCTGTCCGTTCTGAGCCGTGTTCTGCTGTGTAGGGCTCTGTTCGTTCTGAGCATTAACAGTCTGATTACTCTGCTCTCGTGTGTTCTGCTTTTTAACCTGAGCAATTTTGTTTACAAGTTCGGGATTTTTGCCAACCTCTCTGTTGATAAGATACATAAGGTTGCCGACATCTCCGGCACTGATTTTTCCCTCGTTATCGGTTTCAACGAGTTTCTGCATTTTGTGTGCATAGTTGTATGCTCTATCGTTTTTGTCGGTTGCAAGTCCTTGCCTGATGAGTAAATCAAGGTCAAAGTTTTCATCGGCCATAACAGCTTTACCGATTTGTGCGTTGCTCTCTTTATTTTGGGCCATATCAATTTTTGCACCTGCAAGATTAATTCCTGCGGTAGCAAGGTTAAGCACACCACCCGATATTGCACCGCCGGCAAAATCAAGTCCGACATTCTTCCAAAAGTCCCAGCTTGCGGCATTCTCCGCCTCAGCCTCACTCATTCCCTGTTCCATATAATTTTTCTTTGAAAGGTTGTATGAAGATAAATCCTTGTTTATTGCGTCATCAGTCAATCTGTTTGCAAGGTCGGTAAAAGCCTCTTCCGAGCCTTCAGTAAATGCGCCTTTAAGCACATTGCCGACAGCCGCACGAAATGTGCTTTTACCGCTTGCTCTAAACGCTGAGAGCTGTTCAAGCGATATTTTCTCAAACAAAGCTTCGGCAATGCCGTTGGCTACTCCAGTTGTCACTGCATTTTCAATTGAACCGCCGTTTTCAATAACCTCATTAGCACCGCTTACACCCGCAGAAGTACCAAGCAAAGTTAAACCCATTGCCGAACCACCGGGAATAAACTTATTCATAACCATATTGATAGTTGAATCAGCAATTCCCATACCTGCGGTATAGAGCAAAGAGCCGAAATCATTGTTGATTCTTTCGGAAACTGATTGCCTTATTGCTTCACTTTTTGCTGTCTCGGTAGTGTCAGGATTTATATAACCGTCACCGCCGTTATATTTTTTATCAATGTTAGCCGAAATATATTGAATTGCATCGGGTACGCCTCCGACAAATTTCTGACCTATGCTGTTTGCGGAAGCAATAACGGGATGTTTTTTTGCATACATTTTTATACGGTCAAGGTTATCCTCTGCCTTTTTTTCATCCTGTTCTCTCGCATACCATTTATACAAGGATTCGGTATTATAGCCTTTATCTTTAAGTTTTAAGAAATCTGCTTTGATTTTATTTCTTTCGCTCTCAGACAGTTTTTTGATGTAGCTGTTATCAGTATTATCAGCTTCGTCAGCGTCTGAGGTATCTGTTTTTAAATACTCCTGCAAAGCATAATATTTCTGCAAAACAGTTTTTGCCTTGATGTCGTTATTAACAATATCGTCGTACTCTTTTTTCTTCTGTTCAGAGAGTTTTGCGTTGTCGATTGCAGTTTTTAATTTTCCCTGTTCATCTTCAATTGCTTTAAGCCGGTTATATGCCTGTTCTTCATCTCTCTGATTCCACAAGCTGTTAGCTTCTTTATTAAGCTGATTATTATAATCTTCCAACTCCTTACTTGATGAATTATCATACATATGCTTGTTCAGCCAGTCAAGTTCTTCTGTTGTTGCGTGTATGCGTGCATTTTTCCTCTGTTCAAGCGTAGAGTTTTTGTATTTATCTGCATACTTCTGTTCTTTCTCTGCCTGTTCTGCAAGTTTTGCGTTTTCAGCTTCTGCGGTTTCAGCGTTCTGTCGGTTTATTTCCGTTTGCTTATTAACCCTGTCGGCAAGCTCGTCATATTCTTTCTGCATTTTCTCGGCTGTTTTGGTGTCACCTGTCGCAACCGCAGCATTATACATGTGTGTAAGTCCTTTAACTCTATCATTCAAAGACTTGTTCGGGTTTTTAATTGCGTCCTTCAAATCCTCTGCGGAGCTGTTCGCATTATTCAAATTTCCACTAAAAAAGGATTTAATATCCGAGCCTGTACTTGAAGAAGTATTGTTGCTGCTTTTTACAGAAATATCATTTGTCGCTGTTTTATTATTTGATGATGTCGAACTTGTGTCGTTTGGTAAATCGTGTTGATGCTGAAATACTTCCTGCTGAATCCATTCGTTATAGGAAGCCACCTGCGTTTTTCCGTTTTTATCGGTTATATACCTCGGTGCTGATGTATGCTGAATATAATTATCCGAACGGTCAATACCGTTGTGATAAAAGTTTCCGCTGATTTTGCCTGCTTTAAAATCTCTTAAATCGTCGCCTGCGGTTCTTTTTCTTTGCTGTGCCATATATACAGTCCTCACTTTTTCTTCTTATTTATCGGTAGTTCGTTCCACTCTTTTTCCGATAAATATTTTGTTTTTCCGTTTTCGTCCGTAGTAACTCTTGAAGTTGACGTTTGAAAATAATCAGTGTTTTTACCGATACTCATTGAGTTCGGACCGCCGTAGTGGTCATCATTAAGCGTTCCACCGTTTTTGCTCATCCTGTCAAGCGTGCTTGTCAGGTCAGCCGTGCTGACATTGAGCTTATCGGCAATATAGTCCATTTCGTCAAGCGTGATGTAGCCGTTATAATAGCCCTGTGCAAGCTGACCGACCTTGTATTCATACTTAGCATTTTTAAGGTCATATGCATCTACGAACTTATCATATGCCGCTCTGTATCTGCGGTTATCCTCTTTCTCCTGTGCAGCTTTCTGTTCTTTTGCCAACTCTGTCTGAGCCTTAACATAAGCGTCATAAGCAGATTTATTTTTATCGTATTCAATCTTCTGAGCGTTTTCTCTTTCAGCCTGTGCATTTTGTGCAAGCTGATTGGCACTTACCGTGTCATACAAATAGCGTTGACTGTCTGCTGCTCTTGCTGATGAGAGATTATTTACTGCTCCGTTAAGTTTTGCTGAGTAAACATCATTATTAGCGCTGTCAAGGTTTGTGTCTGCCTGTCTGTCGGTTGAGTACCTGCTTGCAAGAAGATTAAGATAGTTCTTGTAGTCTCCTACCGTGTCACGATTACGGCTGTAATCCGTACCCTCAAGCGTGTTATAGAGGTTAAGCACATTTGCGTTTTTCTCCTGCTTTGACTGATAATCCTGTTGTGCAAGTCCTCTAAATGTACTTTCTGCATCGCTTATATTGCCCATACGGTCATTGTAAACCTCGTCTGCGACTGTATCGGCATAGGTAGGATTGTAACCGCCTGAAAGCTGATTAGCTGTGTTACGGCTCGTATCTCGTGCCATAGCGGCATTCTGCGCAAATTCCTTGCGGTACTGCTGATATGCCTTGTCTTGCGTCGGATCATATTCAAATCCTCTGCCTGTCAGATAGTTGCTTATGGCGTCATCTAACTTACCGCTGTAAGTGCTTTTATAATTGTCAACCTGTCCTGTCGCTGTTGATTCTGCACCCGCAAGAGCGGTGGCACTCTGCTTAGTGTCACCGCTCACCGTCTGATTCGGTACTTCATTCATAAGGTCATTATAAATCTTTTCTTCACTGTTCACGCTCAATGTTCTCACCTCACTTTATTTTTACCTGACTGTTCAGATAATTGTAATAAGCATCCGACTGTCTGCGCTGGCTGTCAATACTTGACCTTGTGTCGGCACTCAATGTGTTGTGTTCATACTGTGCCTCGGCAAGACTTCTGATGTCTGAAAGATTACTCTGTGCCGCTGACATTTGTGTCTGCCAGTGAGCAAGTTCGTTCTGAAAGTTACTCATATCAAGGCCTTTGCTTGTGCCGTACTTATTCTCGTAGTAGTTCATAAAGTCGTAATCATCCGTTACGCTGTCCCTGTATTTCTGATACTGCGTGTTATCAAGGTTCTGCAATACGCCGATTCTGTTCAGCGTATCTTCCTGCTGTTGCTGATAACTCTTGTAGGCTTCATTTTTAAGTGTGGGTACTTTGTTTGCAAGCTCGTCCATATACTCGCCGAATGCCTTTTGTCCTGCAGCCTGTGAATATGTATTGCTGTAACCGCCTGTGTTGCCGGCATAACTTCCCTGCACATTCTCCTGTGTAACCTTGCCCTCACGGGTATATTTTTCTTTTGCTTGCTGATATTCCGTAGAATTTTCGGGTGTCCAGTCAAATTTATTTTTTTGATACTGATTGGCAAGCTCGTCAATTGTACCCTTGTACTTACTCGTATATCCCTTATTGATTTTATCTGTGTAGGAATTAGCGTAGTTGTCAGCCTGCTGACGAGCCTGTCTTGTGTCGTAGCTGTCAGCATATGTCGGAGCTGATGAGGCAACACGGTTATAGTTATTAACCGCATTGTCAACATCGCCCGTTCCATAAACCTTGTATGTATAAGCCATTATTTTTCACTTCCTTTTTGTCCGATTGCGGATAGAAAATCATCTGTTATGTTGTCGCTGTCAATGTTGCTAAGCACGAAAGCCAACTGTTCGTACATATCATTCAGATAATTTCGCATCTCACCTATGTCATTTGTCGAAGGGGGCGGATCAAGTTTAAATGTAGCCACGCTTATCACTTCCTCTACTGTGCTCAATATCAATTCCGTATATTTCGACCTGTCCTGTACCTACAAGTTTAAGGCGCAGATATTCAGCTCTGCGTAAAGCTACGGCGAATACTCTCGGCTTTTTCTCGCTGTAAAGCATTTCCGATACTTTCCGCCATTCGCCGTTGTCCTTGTACTGCACAAACAAGCTGACCTTTGCTCCATTTTCGGCTTTAATACCGATTCGGATTTTTCCGATATTTTTCACATTAAATTCGCTGTCGTAAAGGTCGCCTGTTTCAGCAGACCACTCAAAGCAATCTTCCTGTTGATACTCATATTTCGTATTGTCAACAAGAAGATTGTCCGCTTTATCAGGACACATAATGTTTTCTTTTGTTTCATCAAGCCAATACAGCACACCGTTGTATGTTGTGCAGTCAATCATCTTTGCGTTATCTTCCTTGTGCCACAAGCCTTTGTCAGTGTCGTACACAAGAAGCTCTTGTTCTCCGTCATCTCTTTCGGCAGATATGTAGTATTTATTTCCGTGTCTGCCGCCGACTGCGTTCTTATAAGTATGTCCCCACAAAGATTCTTCGCTGATGAGTGCCGGCAAACTACCGCTCTGATAAGCATACACACCGTTATGGCCAAGATAAAACAAAGTTGAGTTAATGTTTACAAGACTTTTTTCGCTTCCAATCTCAACACCGGGAACATTGTATTCTGCAAGGGTAAAATTACTCGGTTTTGTCCCGTAGATTTTTAATGCGTAGTTTTCTTTGAAGAAAATAACGCTGTCGCCTCGTGTTGCAATCCCTGTAAACTTTCCTTCTTTACCGCAGGTCATAGCCCAGCTGTCTGTACTGATTCCGTCACTGTATGCCTGCCAGTTACGCTCATCGCCTTGTTTACAACAATAAATTTCGTTTTTGTCTGAGGAGCAACACCACAAGCGGTTTTGCATTTCAACAATTTTCCCCTCATCAAAATCGGGTGAGATTCTTTCAACTGTGACCGTACCTGTGTACGGCACGCTTGATTCCAATTCGCACTTGATTACAAGCTCATTTTTAGAAACGTAATAAACCTTGAAAGTTTTCCCGTTAAGGTTTTCTACATAAGTCTTATCGGCGTAGCTTTCAGCATCTGTGCTGACAAGAGAGTCAGTTAATCCGCTGATTTTAACAAAATCTCCAACTTCAATATGCAATCCAATGTTTTTGGCTCTTATTGTCGTATAATTAAACTTTTGAGATAACTTTTTGAAATTCAAAAGCCTATTCTTTTTAAATGTACTGTCCTTCTTTTCAATTCCGATAACAGAATAAAAGTTGTTATAACTCTCAATTACCGTGCCTATCTTAATATCATTTAAGCTGAATATATCAACCATGTCTTTATTACTTGTCAACTGATATTTGGTGTCTGTTAAATCGTTGTTGGTATATAAAGTTATGCTCGGTCGATAATTTTTGTTCGCACTTGCGTCATAATATGAACGTGTAATTGAACATAACAAATATGCATAATCAAATGTCGAGGCATCAAGTTGTAGATTACTCTTTGTTTCTACTCGTGTGCTCAAATCTTTGTTTTGGCAATCAATCATAGTCACCTTTTTATTGCTTATATTGACCGAGAATTTCTCGGGAAATACTACAACCTTGTTACCGTATAAAACAATATGGTGCTGTTTTTCCGCATCAATCTTATCAATCTTTGTAACCTCTGCCCCGATATGCAGATTCTTGTCGGAGTCAATGTAAATCAAACCTGAGTTAGCCGACAAAAGATTTGAGATGATTTTGATTTTGTCGTCCGAAGTAATTCGGGAACGGTTTACTCTCGGTGCAAGCTGTGGGTATTTATCAGAAGTCATATTTTTTAAATCTTTGAACTCTGTGTAAATACTGCTTGATGAGCTTGAAACTCTTGAAAATCCTGTGTTTGGACTTCTGTTTAATCCTCTGAACACACTGATACTCGTTGTGTCTCTCCTCGGTATTCTTAATTCGGGTAGCATATTGTCACCTCTTAACCAATGTGAAAGTTATATCGTTTCTTTTGCGGGTGCGTTCTGAACCAAAACACTCCAAAATCCTGCCTCAGCTGATTATATACGCTCATATCAACGGAATATCTTTCAGCCTCTTCGTAGTCCCTGTCAATCTGTGCCGCACAATAAACCTCGTACATTCTGTCATACGGCGCAGGTGCAAGCAGTTCAAAGTCACGGTCCGTATCAATCAGATAGTTTCCGTATGTTCCAACAATGCAATTATCACCTTCACGATTACTTATTACATTGCTGATAATTTCCATTTCTACCTCATTAATATAACTTATAATGTCCTCATCGGACACATCATATCCGCTTTTAAGTTTTTGCACTCTTTCGATCACCTTGTCAAGTGTCATATAATCACCTCTCTAATATCTGTGTACGCAAAAACGCAAAAAGGCGGAAGCTACCGCCCCCGCCCTTCTGCGAATTTTGTGTAAGGAGTACAATTTATTCCTTGTTATTGAATTAGATTCTGCCCTCGGCAATTGCCTGCTGGGCAATCTCGGCAGCCTTATCCTGCACGCCCAGAGCAAATTCAGCCTGCTTAATTGAGTTGTCAATAATCTCCGCAACCTTGCGGGGAATGTTCGTTTTAACACCTCTCGGCACGGTGTACTGCACACCGTTGATATTGACCTCAATATTCTTGTTTGACTTCATTGAACCTGTAGGAGCGATGTACTCAACAAGTTCTTCACTTTCCTTGTTTGCCTTTTCAATCAGCTTTGCAAGTTCCTTGTCCTGCTTGATTTTTTCCGCCTTGCGGTCGATCGGCATACTCTTCTTGATTTCCTGCAACTCGTCATACATTCCAAGAAGCTTATCAAGCTGAGATTTTTCAATTGTTACGGTATCGGCAGTAGTTTCCGCTGCCGATACTTCTGTATTTTCTGCCGTCTCTGCGGCTTTCTTTGTTGTTGCCATAGGTTATACCTCCCGATTATGCTACAGCCGGAGAAGCTGTCTGTGCTACTGTGTTGAGAGATGAGGCTGATTCGATACGAACCATTCTTGTCTGACCGATAATGCCGACACCGTGAGTCGTTTTCCAACCCTGTGTAGCTCTCTGGTTAAGAGGATCAGATGTTCCGCCCGAACCAAAGCCCTTAACGATTGTCTGAGTGCCTTCGCCCTCAATCTCAACGGTAACATATGCGTCCTTACCGAACACAAGAGTTGAGTAAACATCAATTTTGTTTGCGCCTGCGCCCTTGAACACTTTCGCAAAGTTTGACTGTACAAACTTAACATTACCGATTGTACCGATTTCACCTTTGAAGATTCTGTCAGCGTGAGCATACTTTACAACGCTGATAAAATCCTTGTCGCTGATAACGTCATACTTGACATTCGGGTGAACAACAGCGACATAGTTTTCGCCGATAGGTTCTGCGTTCTGACAATCAAGGTAATTTGTTGCTCTGAAAACAGTATCAACTCTGAACTTGCTGTTTGTTGTAATTGCCGCACGGCTTGCAACCTCTGTAACCGTACCGTCAGAGCCTACAGCCGGTGCATAGATTACGCTTGTACCGGCATTAAGAGCCTCACGGTCAATCTCTTCAATTGAGCGTCCTGCCTGTGAAGCAAGCTCCTCACTGTCCTTGGTCATAACATCATCACGGCTACAGAAACTTGCCCAGTCTGTGATAGGTGTATATGCGCCGTACTGATTCACGGCAATCTCAACATAATAGAAGCTCATCTGATTACCAACGGGAGTAACACCTTCCTGCAACGGTGTTGTTACTGTCGGATACGGTGAAAGACCTCTCTTGTTGTAGATGTTACCCGACTGTTTCGGGATTACATCATGCTCGCCGAACTGACCGTGAACGCATTTCGCTTTCAGGTTGCGGAGGAATACTTTGTGATAATATGTAGCTTTTTCGGGAGTCCAATCATTTCCCGAGGTTGATGTTGTGTTGCCGTAAGCATTGTAAACATAGCCGTTTGACTTGTTCACACCGCCTGCGTCAACCGTATTATCGTGAATGTTGATAATAAGCTTAATAATCTTGCTTTTCATTGTCGTACCTTCCTTTTTTCGGCAAGGCATTAGAGGTGTGCCTCGCCTCGTCTTACTTTCTCATAAAAGGCCTCAAATTCAGCGTCAGACATCTCGTCCACGTTTTTTCTCTGCGTGGTTGTACCGCTTTTCTTGACCGCATTTTCGGTTGGTCGTCTTGCACCACTCTGAATTGACTGTGCCGCCGCACTGATTGCGGCAGAGCTTGAACGCTTTACAAGGTCTTTCTGAAGTTCATTGAAATGTGCCATTTTATAGGCAGTAGTCAAATCGTAAATTTCATCATTACGACCTGTCTTTTCGTTCTGTTCATTTTTCTGCTGAGCAATAAAGTCAAGAGCTGTTCTGAATGACGAATTCTGAAATTCCTCTTCAAGGTTGAAGTTTGGAAATTCCTTCTGCGTTTCCGCTGCAATTGACCTTAAATGCGTGTCAAGCTCTCTTGCGGCTTTTTCTCTTCGGAGGGTTTCAAGCTCTTCTTCCTGTGCATTTGTTTTCTGCTGATTGAAAAAGTCGTTGCGTGCCTCTTCTGTCGTTACTCCGGCGGCAAGAGCCTTTTCTGCAAACAAATCCTTATCCTCTGTTACGGCTTTGAGAAGACCGTCAAGGTCATCGGGCTGTACATTGTACTTGTTTGCAATAAGGGCAAAAATCTGATTGCCGGTGCTTTCTCTTTTCTGCATGTCCGAAATCTGCTTATCTTTGGTTGACAGTCTGTCCTTCACCAAAGACTGCACCCTGTTCTGATACACATTCTTGTACTTGCCCTTAATCAGCTTTTCAAACTCTTCTTCTGAGTTTTCTTCGCCGTCTGTGTCTGTGCTGTTGTTTTCGCCTTCTGCGTTGTTCTGATTCTGATTGCCGTTGCCGAAAGCCTTATTGTAATCGTCGATAAGGTCGTCACCTATGCCGATTCTCTCAGCTCTCTCTCTCGTTTCACGGCTTATGTTGTTGTCGGTGCTTGTGGCAACACCGCTCTCATCGTTTCCGTCTCCGCCGTCAGCTGCGCCTGCTGAGTCGCCGTCATGCAGATTTACGATAAGCTTTAAAAATTTGTCGTTCATAAGAACCTCCGTCTCTCGTCTTTCCGAGGTGTCTCTCTCTCGTCTTTCCGAGGTGTCAGGCCTTAATGCAGTTCCACTACTGCGACCTTATGTTTTAATTATATCAACCTTAATTTTTTAAAAAAAGTTAAAACTCTTGTTGATTTTAAACTTTATTTTGGGTTGCCGTCATCATAGTTAAGCTCTATTTCATCGGGGAAATTTTCGGCGTAGAGCTCAAATCCCGTCCATAGTGCTTTAATGCCATTGCGTACTTCGGCATCTGAGCCAATGATATAAAATTCTGATTCCGTGTGACCGTTTTCATAGGTTTCATTGACTATCGTCACATTGTTTTCGTCCTGCATTTCTCTGACATACTGCAAAAATGTAGAACATAAAGCACTCACGGCCACACACACATCATGTGAGCCGTGTCCCTTACTCTCAAAATAAATACGTCCTTCGATGTCAGTCAATGTTACTTCAATCACATTGTTGCCTCACTTTCTGTCTGTGGCGGTGTCTGCTGTGCGGTCTGTGCGTTTTCGCTCGGCATAGCATTCTGCACATCTGCCGCTGTTCTGCTTGCGTTCATTGCTTCCAACATCTGTACCTTGTTTGAAAGCTCCTGCACTGCCTGTGATAAGGTCTGATTCTGCTTGATTTTTTCAATCAGTTTTTCTTTGCCCTCAAATGTCATTCCGTCAAGCATTACAAGCGTAGCGTCTGCCGCCTGCGGATTGAAAGCGCCCATCTGGAACAGATTCATCATCATTTCGTTCTGTGCGGCAGTTGCAAACGGGCTTGCCTTTTGCGCCTTCACGTCAATATCGAAAATCGGCAGTCGTTCAAGTATGTTGCCGTCCTCATCTGTATAATTTACCGTCTGACCGTCTGTGTCTGTATATGTCAACGGCTGTTTTCTGAGGTCTGTGTTGTCAAACTCCTCGTAGGTTGTCTGATTGTTTTCGCCCGTGATTCTGAAAATTCTCGGCAAGTTATAGAACTGCCTCATCAGTTCAATTTCAAGCTGTGCAAGTTCCGTCATTGCTTCCTGTGCCAGCTTGTTTGAGTCACGGCTTACCTTTCCGCCTGCTTCCTGCAATGCCGCAATTGCCGAACCGCTTGTAACACCTGCCGCACTTGCTCCGTTGCTTGCGTCATTCGTAGCAGAGGTTTCTTTGATTTCATTCGACAATCTGTCGTACAAGCTCCATGCTCCTGAGGCAAGCTCCTTTGATTCGACGGGAGCAATGTTACCCTGCAACTGTCCGTTGACCTCAATTACCGTTTTGTCAAGGTCGGTCATATCATCATTGTTCACGCCGACACCTGTATTTGCGTACACTCGTGGCTGTGAGTTGACTTTGATATTCACCAGCATATCGTGTTTAAGTTCATCAAGCTGATTTTGCGGTGCTCTGACTACATCCATAAATCCGAAGCCCACGGGAGTATCCCGCAGTCTGAACATCGGTTCAAGCACAAACGGATATTTTCCGTGGTTGTAAATCGGCTTGCCCTCGTTTTCCGAAGAGTAGAGAATGTGTTCACCGACGAATTTACAGAGGTGCAGTTCGCCGTTCTTTTTGTAGTACCAGTCAAGTAAGATGACTTTATCATTGGATTTATTACTGTTGTCGTAGGTTTCGTGTTCCACAAGTCCGAGAGATGCAGTCGAAACGCTTTCAAGCTCGGGATATACCTTTCTGATTCCTTCCTCGTCATAATATCGGGCAAAGAATACATTCGCACTGTCCTGTATGTTTTCAATGTGCGGTTCCCAAAAGAGATTCAAAATGTCAACTCGGCTGATAGCAATGTCACCAAGTCCGTTTTCCGCTGTCTTGTCCCATAACACGGCATAACAACCGCAACCGCCTACGAACTTATCAAGCTGTTCATCAGAGTAGGTCCTTATAAATCCGTTGCGTTTGTGTATGCACGGTATTACGCTGTTGAGTGTCTTTGCAGCCTGTTCATCGTCCTGTGCTCTCGGCAGACAAATGATTTCGGGGTAGTTATCCATAGCGTCAGCATGCTTGTTCATTATGACATTGAGTGCCTGAGCTCCTTTGCGTTTCGGTACAAGCACCTTTCGAGGCCTGCCGTTATCGTCAGTTTTAATCTGCGGTGCAGTCGCCTCTGTATAGAGCAGATTATATTCTTTAAATGCCTGCTTAAATCTTTCATCATACTGCTTTTTGCTGTTCTGATATTTGCGGAAGGTCTGCATGGCCTCGTGTATTTCGTCAAGTCCGATAGGCTTGCCGCTGCTCTCGTTCTCTTTTTCTGCCTGTTCGGCTGATTTCGGCTCTTCATCAGTCTTATCGCTTGTACCGTAAACATTGCTCAACTTTGATTTGTCAGAAGTCAGAGCTGGATATGTGCTTTTAACCGGCATAATCATTCCGTTTTCATCTCGTTTAACTTTGCTCATTTTGGTTTTATCTCCTATCTGTAGTATCGTGTCTGACATATATTCAATGGGTCAAATGCCCTTGCATTTCTCAGCACAACTTCTTTCGGTGTAATAATCGAGGTCATAAAGCCGTATCGCTGTTCGTCATAAATATGATCTTCGCCCTCGGTGTCAATATCTTCGGTGTCTATCTGCGAGTAAACAAGGTTCGGAATTGTTCTGATGAAGTTAGTGCAAGTGTTGAAACACTGAAACATCGGATAGCCTTCCTCATCAAACGCGAGCCGTGAATGAAACTGCATTTTTCCGGCAATTCTCGCATTGTCGCCCTTGTTCCAAAACACACCCAACTGTGCATGCGTTGCGGCTTGACTTTTTCCGCTGCCTTGTTCTGCAAAGATAGCCGGATCAGCAACACCATAAATCTGTCTGCCCTTAATCTGAGGGTCATTATTTTCAATTGCAAGGATTTCCTGTGCCACCTTTTCAATCGGCCAGCGTACACCTGTGTTCGGCTGATTCTTCTTGCAGCCGTACAGTTCTCTTATTCGGTAAAATCTGCCGTCTTGGTCAACGGCAGTCCAACCGACTGAAAACGGTCTTGTATATCCCCAGTCGTATGAACGGATAATTCTCCAACTTTGCGGAATTTTGAACGGTTCAATAACATGAGTCCACCGTCTGTCCTTGTAATGCTCTCGGTTGTCAATCCACTCAGTAAACACCTGTCCCTCAAAACTATCCCACGAGCCGTAGAGCAAGGCATTCCGCTCCGCCTCGGGCAACTGTGCTAGTCGCTTGACATAATCGGGGTCGTTATTCATCAAAGCATTGTTGTCAAACACGCTTGCCGTGATAAAGACTTTACTGGTCCAATAGTTTTTGGTCGTGCCGTCAGGCATAATTACTTTGTCACTGAGCCATATAGTTTCGCCCGGAGTTCCGGCAGTTACAAAATACTGCTTAACCCAGCCGTGGCCAACACCGCCGGGGTTAGCGGTTGACCGCATATACACCTTCGTTGCCTTGCAGTTGCCACGATTTCGGGATTTTAGATAACTGTATTCGTCAAATGTAAACTGCGTTAATTCGTCAAAGCCGATAAAATCGTACTGTTGACCTTGGTACTTATATTTTTCATTCGTGCGAAATAAAGAGCCGAGCTTAATTTGTGCGTCGCTTGAAAAGGTCCACACTCTTGTTGTGGCATTATACCTTGCCCCCCTATCTATTGACGGATAAATTGCCCTTGTTTGGTCAATAATTCGTGCGAGGTCAGGCACAGCCCTACGCAATATAAGCCCTCTGTATTCTGGGATATTCACCTGCCTTGCCGCCTCAACCACAAGATAGTCGGTCTTGCCTCCGCCTGCCGCACCGCCGTATAACATCTCATCTTCGCCACGGCTCAACGCAATTTTCTGCTTCGGTTGAGGAGTCCATATGACTTTCTTACTCAACGCTTTCACCGTCCTGCTCGTCATCTTCGGGCGGTCGCATGACTTCCTGCATCGGGATTTCGATAATGCCGAGAGCGTTCTCTTCGTCCTGTTCCGTCGTATAATCTGCGAGTATGTCACGAACATTAAGCAGACTCTTTGAAATTTCCGCTGCACGCTTTGTGTTTACAAGTGTCTTGCGTTTAGCATAATCGTATCTGTATTCCTCTTCCGCTGTGGCGGCTTTCTCATCTTCGCTTTTTTCGGCTTTAACCGTGACCTTCTTCTTGATGAGTTCCTCGTCCTTGTCAAGCTCATTAACGGCTCTGTTCAACTTTGTGATAAGTTTAGAGGCAACGGCCACAACTCTGTCAATCTCTCTGACGGTTTTCTTCACTTTCTCTGTGTTGATTTTCTTAGCTATTTTGTTTGCGGTTTCACTCTGATTCTGCTTCCTCAGCTCCTGCCAGCGTTCTTTCCCCGACCTTTTTCGTATGGCATACACGCTCACTCCGTGCTTTTCGGCAAGTTTAGAAGCAGACATTGTGCCGCTGATATATTCAGCTTTAATTTGCACCCAGTCAATCTCTTTCTGTTCATTTACTCCGTTTTCGGGTTTCGACACTCCGTTTTTCGGCTCATTCGCTCCGCTTCCCTGTCCTGTCACTTTAACTTTTCCGCTCATCAGCTCACCGCCTTTTTATACTCATTTCGTGTTTTAATTTTAGCTTTTTTCTTTCGTGCAAAAAAGTTAAAACTTTAATACCAAATTTGTACACTTTTTTCCGAGGGTAATATTGGTATGCAAAAACACGGTTTCACCCAATGGCAAAACCGTGACGAAAATAAAATTTTTGAATTGATTTAAAATTTTTGCATATTATGTTTTTAAAAGATTGATATTTTACAAATCTTTGCTGATCGTCTGTGCCAGCGGACAGCCTCGCCAACAATAGCTACCGCAAAAATCGTTGAAGTGATTTTCCTTGTCCTGCGGCGAATCAAAAAACAGCGTTGTGCTCTTACTTTTGAAAACCGCCCCGAAACAACAGATCTTGCTTTGGCTATCATACGAATAGAACGGACATTTGGCTTTGTTTTCTTTCAAGTTTATCTCTCCTTTGATTTATTATCTATTCCGCTGCATACTTCATTTTTGTGCAACCCCAAAAGACCGTACATCGCACGGTCTGAATTTACCATTATTTACCATTTCCGTTTCTGCGTAATCGGCAAAAAACAAAAATACCACTTTGCACCGCCGATGTCAGAGTAGTTCATTGAGTAATCGTCCTCAATGAGATAATGACCCTCAGGCGGTTCAATCATTTCTCCACGCTCCAAGGCTCTTATCTCTCTTTTTTTTGCCTTTCGTGTGACCGATTCAGGCTTTTTAAGATTGCGACTTGTCATCATCCGCTTTTGTGCGGCATCAACATCTTCTTTGCCGGTCAAATCTTTTGTTATGTACTCAGCTAACTTTTTAAAATTCTCGTTCTTATATAGCGGAGTAAAGTTCTGACCGTTTTCATACGGCCATTGTTCTGATAACAGTTCCCTGTCCTCTTTGCTGACGATAATGTGGATGTGCCAATTCTTTCCCGACTTGCCACACTCAATAAACGCTATGTACTTTAGTCTGCCCTTGCCCTGCTTTTTCAGACGGTAATTTATTCTGTCAAGCCATTTACCTACCTCGGCACGAAATTCTTTTTCGCTTTCATATGTTCCATACGGCGCAGAAAAGCGACAGAAAAAATCACCGCTCCCAAAGTTTGCATTTATCAGCCTCTGCATATGCTTAACCGCACGGAGCTTGTTTGCTTTTCTCATCTTGGCAGGACTTAAAGAGTTATTTGATTTTCTGCCGCCGTAGTTTTTGCCGATTTTTCTGATTGACTGGTAATACTCAACCTCAATCATATCTCCGCTTTTTATTGTTCGTTTATAAGTGTACATAGCATAACCTTTTATTATAGTATATTATTCCTGTTTTCCCGACTTAAATAATCGTTTGAGCAGGCTTCAAAAGGAGCATTTCAGCTCCCTCAATTATGACTGATTATTATTCTGTTTTAGAATATTAATGCCGATAGATATAAATAAGCAGTAGCCCATCTGACCATTGAGCTACTGCTTTTGCAAACCTTGCCACTGCAATTGTGTGCTCTTATTTTATTGTGTAACAGCTAAAATCAAAAAAAGAAGTCATTGCTTTTTGATTTTAGTTTTGAATATGGAAATTGTTTGATTTCTTGATTTTAAAATTGGATTTCGCATGTAGCAAGGGAGTTGCCTTGATTATTCTTCTGCCGGATCTGACTCTCTTACCGTGTCAGCCGTCTCATCGGGCTGAGATTCAGCCTTCTTAATAGGTTCATATACCGAGAGCTTACCTGCCATAAGTGCGTTGACCTCAGCCAGCTTTGTGATATTTTCATTCAACACTCGGTTGTACCTCATTTCTTCCTCTCTTGTACACAAAAGATTCCCCATGTTGTCCTCGAGCATCTGATTTTCTGCTCTTAATCTTCTGTTTTCTGCTCTGAGCTTTTTACAGCCTTTTTCAGCCTTGAGTAATTTAAGCTGGAGATAATCAATCTGCATAAGCACTGCCGCAAAACACTCATGTGAACGCTCGTGTGCGGATTTTTTTAAGTTTTCAATCTGACTTTTTAAAAATTCTTTATCTTCTCTTCTCATATGTAGTCACCTTTCATTTATAGCTGTAAAACACAGGCAAGGATAATCCCTGCTTCTGCTTGCGCAAAACTTGTACCCTCGGCATTCCTTACAAGAGCGGCAGGTCAATGTCTCTTTTGTCTCGGTACTTACTTTTGATTTTTCCCATTCCGACGAGCGCTGTATATTCGCCGTAACTGTATGACGTTCCGTGTTCTTCATTATATTTCATTAGCTCCTCACAAATAAGGTCAATGTTATCCTTCTTTCTCTTTTTTACCATTATTTTTCGCCTTCCGTTTCATCAGACCAGTCAAAAGCCTGTCCGCAGCGCCAGCAAAATTCAGGTCTGCCCTCTTTGATGAGGGCGTTGCAAATGGGGCATTGATAGTCAGTCCATTGCCATTCTTTGTGCTCGGGTATCGGCACTGGATCTTGCCAATTCTGGCGGTTATAATTATGTTCAAACGCTTTTACTATGCTCTTTTTATTGCTACTTGTGCGTGTCACTTCTTTAAGTTTTTTTGCCACTTGCTTTTCAAGAGCATGGACGGCAAGTTTAAGAGCGGTAAATGTATTGGAATTGCTCAAATTTTTAAGCATATCTTCAATATTTGCTCCTTCGCCGATTTCATTTAACACTTCAATTGCTTTTTCGGCAGTCATATCCTGTACGGCTCTTTCGGCTTGATAGCAATATGTTCTTCTGTTCCACAGTTTCGGGGCATTTTCGGGAGTGTCAAATATTGTAAATAAAGTTTTACTTCTGTCATTGCCTTTGTCATTGTCTTTCTCCTCAAGTAACAGCCGGCACATTTTAACAATTTGGTCTTTTAGCTCCATATTTCCGGTTGCAAGCATTTCTAATTTTAATATGCGGGATTCTATGTATGGTATGGTTGGATCATCAATAGGATTAGGTGCATAAGCTCCTTTCTCCATAATCTTACATTGAGTCCAAAATTCTTGGTTGTTTTTTTCAGGAAAGAACTTTCGACACAATTTGATTATTGTGTCATATAAAACTGCGTTTTCGTATGAAATCACATTGATTTCACGGCTCAATGATACCAGCATAGAATTACGAGTAGATTGAGTAATGTACCCTGTATTATCTTCCTCATTTTTTGCCATTATTTTCATCTCCTAAAAGTTCGGGATTATCGTAGATATTGCCAACAACTTCAATATCTTTTGAAGAATAGTGTCTGCCTAATCCCTCATAGATTAAATTATACACAAATCCAAATTCAGTTTCACCAACATCGTACTGAACGATTCCATAGTCGTCATCATCCGAGCGGTAAAGAAAATCAATGATATCTCCTTCAAAAATTTTTGTGCCGTGCTTATCAACCATACCCGTGTACTGCCCAACTGTTTCGGGATCTACTGCACCATAGCTGCCTAAAACGGTTGCATCGGGTGTTATACAGCAACCTTGTTTAGTCACAAGCAAATTGCCCTCTGACCACTTACCGTTAGCTATCATCTTACCTCTGAATAAATATTCTCTCATGACTATTCTCCTCGTTTTAATATTAAAACCATCTCAGACATCTGCACCTGTCTGAGATATGTAAATGGTAATATTCAGAAAAGTAGGTAAAAAATGAGATATATATAATCTCACAAGTGCAGTTGTGTGATTAACTTATTTAGTTTGTTTCGCCGGTGGTAAAAATCGGATGCGTGCCGTCACGGAGCTGAATCTCCTCGTCACTCATCACATAGCCGAGCTTGACGAGTAGATTATAAAATCTGTTAAGTTCGGGATTGATTTTTCGGGTAATTGTTTTATCAGCATAGTCAACTAAAATGTAACTGCTGTTGTCTCGCCAGTTCTTAAAAAAAGCATATGCCGCTGACATTAACATTTTGCCGGTGTCTTTTATGCAATCATCAAGGTTTATGCATTCGTTGTTGTCATCATATTTAAGACCGCTTAAAGCGCAAAAAGAAATTTCGTTGTATTCTTTCCGTTCAGACATCGAACACAATATGTAATTGATTAATGCTTGTTTTTGGGAGTCATCGTTAAAGTTGCCCTCTCGCATAAATTCTTCTCTGAGAGCCTTGCAACGCTCGTTAATTTCGCCAATCTGAGAATTGATTTCATCAAATTTTTGTTTTTTTGCAATTCTTTTTTCTTCTTTTGCATTAAGCTCTTTGATTTTCTTTTTTGTCATTTTGGTATAGATATGTATTCTACCGCCATATGCCGGGAAGAAATACCTCTTTCTGCCGTCATCAAATGTTTTGCCGATTAAATCTTCAAGTTGGAACATTCCTGTGTATTCGCAGTTTTCGGGAATATCCTTAAAACCTTCGCATTGTGTCATACCGTTATCGAGGCAGATTTTTTCAAGCTCTGCTCTTTTCTCGTCAGCTTCCTGCTTTTGCACAGCAGAATACAAAAGATTGTCGAAATTATTCGTTCCGATTGTTTTAAGCAGTTTATTTCTTGTGTCAATGTCTTTAATCTGATTCAATCGGTCATAGTCTGCAAGCGTAGGCTGTCGGATCTGACTTTCCTTGAATGCCTCTTCGTCAAGCTCACAGAGTTTAACTCTCCGTCTGATTTTGCTTTCTGAAAATCCTGTTTTCTCTGCAACCTCTGCAACCGTATCACCGAGGTCGAGCAAGAGCTGACAGCCCTTTGCTTCTTCATATACGGTTAAGTCTGACCGCTGCATATTTTCGGTCAACATTGTAGATAACTGCTCCTTTTCAGTCATCTTGACAACAGCACACGGCAGTTCAGTCAATCCTGCCTGCTTTGCCGCTGCTAATCTTCTGTGTCCGATAATCACAGTAAACTCCGTCCAATCGTCATTCATTGGCACAACCGTGAGGTTTTGGAGAATGCCACTTGCCTTAATGCTGTCAGCAAGTTCATCAATATCCCCGAGAACCTTACGAGGGTTGTCAGGATGTGGATGAAGTTTTTCGATTGCAATCGTAGTCAATGTCGGTTTTCTTTCCATTACACAAATCTCCTTACAATCAAATAGCCGATACTCCAACACACTCAAAGCCCTGTGTCAGATTTTCCGTTCTGAGCTTTTCAATCTCAGCTCTGAGTTCGTTGTTCTCTGCCTTTAGTCGGTCAATGATATCAAGCTGTACATTCGCAATCTCATCGGCAATTACATTGCGGTTGTTGAGGTGCTTAATATCAAGCTCCTTTTTTGCCGACTCTCTCTTGATTTCGCTTTTGCTCTTCCAGTTTTTGAAAATCATTTTCATTGTTCTCCTTTACAATTTTTCTTTTGGCTCTCACACCGTAATGTTTCTTCATTGATTCAAGCTCACCTTTCGCATTGCCGTCCTTGACCGGCAACTGCTGTCTTGCCTTTGTCGGATAGTCATCGCCTGTCAGCTGTTCCCACATCTCTCTGCGGTTGTCTTTAAGGCAAGTGTTGAGATATGACATAACAACCTGCTCAAACGGTACTTTACTGCCGAACCTGTCAATAAGCTCATCAACAATCTTGCTCATATGCCGTCTTGCGTAATCTTTCGGCTTTTTGTATGCTCTGACTGAGTTCCACAGCTTGATATGAACATTCTCATGTGTCAGCTCATCAATTGCCTTTGCCTGCAACTCGCACAGCTTGACGAGGTCAACCTCATCTTTGCCGTATTCCTTGCAAACTTCCGAAAGCGTTACGCTTGCATTTCTCACGGAGTCAATCTGCTGTTCCTGTTGAACCAGCAAATGTTCCGTCTTGAGCTTCAGTTCACGATACTCCTGAAAGAATTTTAATTTATATGCGGCAGTGTATCTTTCACTGAGCAAACCGACCTTGCACATAGAATAGGCATTAGCAAGTTCCAGTACCAATAACCTATCAAATAGCTTCAACGACACAACCTCAAGATGATTAACCTCTCCGTCAATCCATCTTTTTGCCATGTCATTTAGTTCGTCAAGTGTTTTGTCATTCATTCATCACACACCACCCTTGCCTTGAAAAGGTTCTGAATAGGTATGCCAAATTTGTTGGCAAGCCTCGACAGCTCTTCCACCGTAAAAGTGCCCGGATCTTTAATTCTTTTTCTGTAGGTGCCCTCAGAGCAATGTGCTACAAGAGCCTGTCCTTCACGGTCAATACTTCTGATTTCTGCCTCATACTGTATATTGGCAATCAGCTGTCTTTTCATTTGGTCCTCGGGCTTAGCTAATTTTCTCGGCATTTTCTTCTCACCCTTTCGTTATTTAGTCCTGTAATATGGTATCGACTTTTGCTTTAGTAGCTTTCATAAACTTGCGAAAAAATTTCACTCGGATGATATGCAGGCATCATATTTATCCTATTCGGACAATTCTCCTCGGGGTCTGCAACACCTTCTTCAATTTCAAGCAAAACTTTTTCAGCACCATCTCGTTTTAACTCGTTAAGCTGACCGATTAGGTCATCAATCCTTACTGTAATTCGGCTCACTTTCTCACCTCGAGCACACAACGAAAATCCTTGTCTGCATCAAGGTCAACATGCGCAGGGATTTTGTGCCTTGGCACTCCTTCAACAATAGACAAATGCACCGTTTCGTGTCCGCTTGCCTTGATCTCTTCAAGTTTAGTGATTAAGGTATCAATTTTAACTTTAATCATCTTCATTGTCATCTCCCACATTGTCAAACATTCCGAGTTTGTCGCCCAATGCAATAATAGCTTCAACAACCATTGCTAACTCGTTGCCTTTAATGTCGCACATACGATATCTGACCTTGATAGTTTCTTCTTCGTTGTCAATTTCATCAAAGCCAACAACTACACCTTTATTTAAGGTTTCTATTTCGCCGTTATCGTAATTAATAACAATACTCGTGATGTTACGATTATCCATTCTCTCTCCCCCTTGTCAGTCTTTGCATTCAAATACACAGCCGTAGTCGCTGAGTATAATGCGAGCCGGAATACCTTCCTCGGCCTCTTCAATTGTGAGGTCGGCACATTCGTAGCCGTCTTTCTCCAACATTTTAAGCTCTTTGATGAGGTCTTTAATTCTTACTCTGATTTCATTCATAATAATGATTCTCCCTACTTTTATTTCCCTGTCTGTCTTGACCGTTATGTTATAATCAAATCAAAAGAAGGTTTGATTATGAACACAAAATATAAAGCTACTGCACAGCTGTCATCAGACAGCTATAACAAATTTACTGCTCAGACATTGTCTGAGATTTATAATCTTTTAAAAGACTGCATTCCTTTTGATTCCTGCAAATGCACCTTTACATACTGTTCCGATAACACAACCGTTTCGGCGGATATAAATGACATTCCTAAAAATCTTAATGTACAAGCCTTTGAATTTTTTGCATTTGATTTTTCACAGAATGATGATTATATTACCGCCTCATTCACTCCCGACAGCATTTTCGTCCCGTATGCCTGCCTATTGATTTCAAAAGCAGTAAAGCACTTGCTGAAAACATTCTCAAACGCTTACAGAAAGATTTCTTTAACTACTATGATTCCGTATCCGACAGTCGTACCGATGCAAATTCCCGCAATAAGAAGCCGTGGTATAAGAAACCGTCTTTCTGGAAAATCATCGGAACTATCGTTGAGATTGTTGCAATGATTATTGGAACGATCTTCACATACTTCATTAAAGGTTAGTACCGCCTCTATAGTTTTGGAAACTGCGAGAATAATCATAAGTATCAATATGATAATGTCGCCCATTCTTCTCCCCCCCTTGCAGTTATTTCCCTGTAATGTAGTATCGGTTCTTTACGCTGTTTGCTTAACTTGTATTTCATCTCAACTCGTGATATTATTTATAATCAGAGAGGAGGTGAGAATATGTCTGCGATTAAAGTTAAGGTTTCAGAATTATATGAACAAGTAAAGTTGATGAAAGATGACGGCATGATTTATGCAACTTTGTCAATTTTGGAACAAGACCCTAAATATGATGTACCAACTTCTTTATTTATAGAGGCTTGTAATGACACCGACCCTATTGATGTCTCATATGATTCTCTTTACAGTGTCGAATAACTGATAACATCAAATCGGTTGAGCTTTATGTTCAGCCGATTTTTATTTTGTAGTTTATCTTACTTTCGGATGTATGGTTTATACGGTTCATCAATTGTTTTATTTCCCATATCACATCTTCTTTTTGATTGTCACTACTGAAATTATTCAAGCGTATAACAACATCGTGTTTACCTTTTTTGTAGTTCCTACTTTTAATGTATTTAGCAAACATTCTTCTCACCCCCTTGCAGTTATTTTCCTGTAATGTGGTCGGTTCTTATGCGGTTTTCTGTGAACAGAAAAGATATTCCATTCTCATGTTACGGAAGAAAGCATCTCTGATTTTAAATGCTTCAGGAATAGTAAAATCAGTTATCTCATCTAACTTATTGTCAACAGTTCTCAGAGAACAACCTAAGAGATTCATGATATCTTCCTTGCTAACTCCAGTTCTTGCCATTTCAGCTTTGAGATTTTTCATTACTTTCACCTCCTGAAATTGCCGATATAAGCAATTTCTATCATTATAATATATCCGATATCCGCAATTGTCAATACCTTTTTTGAAAAATGTTTCCGAAGTCGGCAATTTTTTATTGACTTATAGATTTGAAGGTGGTATTATTCAGTTGTGAGGTGAAAAAAATGTGGCTTGAATCGCTAAAAAAAATGAAAAAAATTTCTGGGAAAACATCAAAACAGATTTCAGAAGAAACCGGAATTTCAAAAAGCACAATTGATAAATTGTTTGCCGGTCAAACAAAAGAACCTTTTCTGACCAGTACAAAAGCTATAGTACATAGTATGGGTTTTACTCTTGATGATTTATATGACTTGAGTAACAGTCAAAGCTACACGCAAGTTGAAAGTAAACTGATTTCCAACTATCGCCTTCTGAATGACAGCGGAAAAGAAAAATTGCTTGAATATTCAGAAGATTTAATCGGCAACGCAAAATACACAACTCCCGATTTTTCAGACATAAAAGAAAAACACGCCTGATTTCAAGCGTGTAGGAAATATTATTTATATTGAATTTTGAATACTATAAAACAAGGAGGATTCCGTATGTCAGCAAAAGAAAAAATTATTAACCTTATAAACGACTTTTCAGAAGAACAGCTTGAAGAACTGCTCACTATGTTGCAAAGTTTAAGACATATCGTAGATGACGCAGAAGATGACGCTTACTGCCAGAAACTCTATGACGAATACAAGAATAACCCGTCTGACTCAAGCGAAAATGTCAGCCTTGAAGATTTTGCCAATGAGTTGGGGATAAATCTGTGATGAAGTATAAAATTGAACTGAACAAAAAGGCTCAGAAGTTTATTAAATCTCAGCCCCGTAATCAACAAGAACGGATTTTGAAAGTTGTTTCAAAACTTCCTGACGGTGATGTAAAAGCCTTGTCAGGAAACAGCAACGCTTACCGTCTGCGTGTCGGCAATTATCGTGTTATCTATGAAATCAATAACGATATTCTTCTTATAACAATTGTTGATGTCGGCAACCGTGGTCAAGTCTACAAGAGAATGTAAATATTAGAGTTCAAAAAAAGAAATACATGAAAAACATATAACTCAACTATATGGTACTATGGCAAGCTATTGCATTGAGCACAATTGCCCTAAAGAAAATGTTAAGGGAGTTTTAATAACAAATATTCAACTATCTCCTATGGCTAAGAAAATGGCAAAATACTTAGGTATAAAATTCAAAGAAAATATTGAAGTTGATGATTACCCATGTATAAAATGTAATATTGGTCGTGATATGTATGGTGAAACAAAAATATATCATTTGCCTTTCGACCAACAATATGATTCTACTAAAATCAGCAAGAAAGGGGAATTCTACGCAATGACGGTGGCTGAAGCAGAAGAAGCAGGATTTAGACGAGCCTTTAAATGGTTTGGTAATTAAAAAATCCCCGTACTGCTGGAACAGTACGAGGAAAATTTGAAAGGGTGTCGGCATTATTACTTGGTGGAACAAGAGCCGATACCACATTACAGGAGATGATATTATGGCAAAAGCCAAGAAACTGAAATCGGGCAACTATCGTGTTTTAGTACCTGACTACAAAGACGAAAACGGTAAATGGCATTATAAATCGTTTACCGCCCCGACCAAAAAAGAGGCAGAGTATACCGCCGCAGAATTTACACACAACCGTGAAAATCGGGAATTGTCATACAGTAATATGACCCTTGCTCAGGCATACCGCAGATACATTGACAGTAAATCCGCTGTTCTTTCCTCATCAACTGTTGACGGATATGAAAAGAACCTGCGAAACGATTTTAAAGCGCTTATGCCGATGAAGCTTGACAACATTACTCAGGAGCATATTCAGTTGGCTGTCAACGAAATGTCAGCAAAGTACTCACCCAAGACCGTGAGGAACTCACACGGACTGCTTTCGGCAGTTTTCAAAGCGTATCGCCCCGGGTTTATTATAACAACAAGACTTCCGCAAAAGGTTGAGCCTAAATACATAATCCCGACAACCGCCGAGATTAACATTTTGCTAAATAACGCAAATGATTTTATTCGTGTGCCAATCCTGCTTGCAAGCTCGGGCAGCCTTCGCCGTTCCGAAATTTGCGCCTTAACTCCCGATGATATTACAGATATAGGTATCACCGTGAACAAGGCCGCTGTCTATGACAAAGACAATAATGTTGTTATTAAACCGCCAAAAACAAATGCAGGAAACCGATTCATTCCGCTTCCCCCGCATATCCTAAAAGAAGTGAGAGAATGGAAATATTTTGGTTGTTCGCCTGCCACGCTGTACGGTCAGTTTCGTAGGCTTGTTGAGAAATGCGATGTACCTCACATAACCTTCCACAAACTCCGCCACTACTTTGCCTCAGAACTTCATGCTAAAGGTATTCCCGATAAACATATTGCTCAAATAGGTGGTTGGAAATCTGTGTCAGTTCTGCAAAATATTTATCAACACACCCTAAGAGACAAGCAAGAAGAAATGAATACCAAAATTATTAACATTTTTGAAAGTAATTTTTCAGAGAAGCTGAACACTCAAAAACAAGCCTAATTTCATGTTGGATTTTGTGTTGGATTTTAAAACAAAATAATGATTTTTAGTGCAAAATAACGCATTTTAAAACAAAATATTGATTATCAAAAGTCAGCAAATAAGTCGATAAACACTGAATATGGCTTGTTTGCTGACTTTTTTATGTGGTGGAGATGAGGGGAATCGAACCCCTGTCCGAAAAAATCTTGCCAAGGGTTTCTCCGAGCGCAGTTGGTGTTTTAAATCTCCCTCGGTGCATCGCCCATCAACAGGCTATGCACTTTGGCAGCTCCTAAGCTGTGACAGGGTTCGGAGCACTCCCCTGTTCACATTTACCTCTAATCGACGCCCCTTACACAGCCGAGGTACTCTGTGCAGGAACGAGCAGCACTCAGGCTGCTAAAGCAACTGTTTTGTTGTCAGTTAATTTTAAAGTTGCGGATTTTATGGCGGTTCCGCACCGCCGCTCGCTTACCAAGGTTTGAAATCCCCGTCGAAACCTTTACATCCCCATATTCAATTTAAAAATTTTATATTGAAAACCTGTATTCAGCGGCAGGCTTATCAAGCATTTTTTCACAGCAGACAAGACAACATTCAATGTGCTTTGTATTCGGCTCAATCGGTGAATATATCACAGCCGATTTCAAATTGCTTTCGCTTGAATTATCTACTGCTAAAGCAACAACACCGTCATCGACAGCCAAACCGCCCATCCCTTTGAAAGGTTTGTCAAGCTCATCAAAAAGGCAGAACATCACTGAGATTTCATCGTCACACGAATACTCAACATACGGAAACACAATATCATTTTTGAAAAATTCCTTCATTTCGGAATCTTCGGCTGAATTCAAAAGTTTAAGATTTTTAATCACAATCTGATTTTCGCCGTCAAAAATTTCAATCGGAATATTTACTTCCTTGCCAACTTCAAGGCTGAGTTTTGCTAACGGATAATCTGTTTTTTGATATTTTGAAAATATTATTTCAACATTCTTTGTCAAATCAAGCAAAGACAAATCATTAATCTTATTCTCAAGTTCAATAAAGTTTATGAACAAAGAATCAAGAGGAGCGTCGAAAAGCCTGTCGCTCTTCCAACCGAGTTTCATAAACTCTGAGATGATATATGACCTTGTTAATTCGCAACATTCAAGCGTTTCACCGCATACTGAGTCAAAGTCAAAACGCTGTCCGTCAATTACAATTGCGGAAAAATCGTCGGACAAATCAGAATTATTTTTCTTTTCAAGAATAACATTTTCTCTCAAAGTCAAATCTTCACAGCAAATATCATCTTTGGAACAATTGAAATTCAACAGAACAAGCTCGGTTTTATCGGACAAATTTGCAAAACCAAGCACGGAATAATCGGTATCAAAGGCGGAAAAGTCCCGTCCGATTAAAGCAAAATCGCTGTATTCCGAAATATTTTCGTACAA